ATAAAAACATTGCAGTATCTGTTATATTTTTTAATATACGTCCGAACATCTCTCCCCAACTTTCGCCATCTTTTTTGAGCATTAAAAATAATGCTGCACCAATAACTGCAATTGAACCTATAATTAAAGCAAATGGACTTAGAATTGTAGTGATAAAAGTTCCAAACATTGACATAGCAGCTGGAATCATTGCCATAAATCCGGCAAATCCATTTTTTAAAGATCCCATAATTTTATCTGCACCAACGCCAGGTAAACTTTTTAATCCTTTAATTTTATTTCCTAGTGATGCTCGTCTAATATCTTTACCTTTTTTAAATTTACCTTTTCCATCTTTTTCATATTCGCCTCCACCAAAATCTAAATCTGGAATTAATGATTCGGCAGCAACCATAGCAGCAAGTTTTAAGTTTGGCATTATAGATTTTTTTACAGATGATAATTTATTGCCAGCACCTTTAGCTCCGCCTTTTAATACATCTTTAGCTTTTTCACTTCCAAATAAGCCAGCGGTTAAATAATTATCACCAAGCGCTCCTAAAAATCCACCAAAACCTTTAGCTCCGCCCTTTAACTTATCTTTAAAAGTTCTTTTACTTGGTCCATCATCTAAACTATCAGCTCCAATTCCAGTTGTTTTTACAAATAAATTTCTCCTTTCTGATAATGCTTCAAGTGCGCTTGGTTCATTTTTTGCAATTGTTGAAAAGAAACTAGAATTATCTGGCCTACCAGTACTAAAATCAACAGCATTAGATATAGTTTCAATGGATTTTTTTAATTTCTTATTGCCTATATTGTCTTTAATTCCAGAAATATCGTTAATACTATCAGCTGCATCTGCCATTTTATCAGCCGCACTTGCAACATTATTAGATCCAAATTTACCACTTTGTCTAGACCCGCCAAAAGCATTTTCATTTGAACCAGATACTCCAAGTGCATCGCTAACAATATCAGTTATTGATTCATGTCCTTTACTTCTAGACATTTGACTGTTAATGCTATCAGATCCAACTCCAACACTTGTTGCTATAGCTTGTGTAATTTTATTGTTATTTGTGCTTTCTTTAATTACATCTGATAAATCACCAATTGATTTGCCACTTGTATTATGAAAATCAATACTATCACCAAAACTAATCTTGCCTCGACTCGCAGAATCTCCAACGGTTTCTTCAGCAAATTCAGCAAGAACTTCTTTCATAAAGTTCTTTTTTGAAGACTTAGAACTGGGAGTGTTTGGAGATGTAGAGTTTCCAGTTACAGCATCAATTATATTGTCTGATTTATTAAATAAATGTCTAACTTTTGAAACGCCTTCAGATGCGTGCATCATTGCAGTTCCAAGAAACGCAAACGATGAATACAAGCCCATAGTTATGTTTTTAACAAATAACATACCAAGACCAAGTGGAGTTAATATCATTGATATGGCAGATATGTGCGCAACAGTTTGTCCAAGGTCTTGCATACTCTTACCTTCACCAAAAACATTAAAAAATTTTGACGTTTCTTCATACATTTTTTTAGCAACGTCAACAACGTCTTCAATACCTTGCCTAAAACCAATTATAAAATCTAATGTATCACCCCAAACTCTATCTCCCAGTAATAGTTTTGCGGTTTTAATGTCTCCGTTTGCAACCTCAAGAGCTGTATTATAATCAAGAAATAAACCAACAAAATCTTCAAATTTATCAGCAACTTTAGTTAACCATTTAAATAACCCCATATCAGTTATAAGTTGTCCAACAGATATACTTATAGATTCAAATCCAGATTTAAGTTTTTCGACTTGTCCAGTATAAGATTTAAGTCGTTCTCTTTCCATTTGAGCGGCATAACCTTTTATTTTTTCAAACTCCATAAACTCTTGTCTTGATTTCTCAAGCTCTTCAGGATCAATTGAAAGTATACGACTTAAGAATCGACGACCACGAGTTTCTGCAACCTCTTTAATAACTTTTTCCCTATCTTCTATATTTAATTTGCTAAATCCTTGTCTTAAACTTGAAAGAACATCAAAAATATTTTTTCTATATAATGGATTTCCTTTTTGATCTCGCGCATATAAATCGGTTCCAAGTTTTTTCTTCATAACTTCTTGAGCATCGCTACTTGACATTATACGTTCAATGAATTGGTTCATTGAAGTTCCTGAAGTTGACGCGCTCATACCGAAATCTCGCATCTTACCAGTAAAAAACGTTTGTTCTTCAAGTGTCATACCATAATCTTTTGCAGTTGAACCTGCATAGTTCATAGATATAATTAAGTCTTTTACATCAGAGTTAGTTTTATTTGCAGTAAACGATAAAGTATCGACAACTTTATTTAATGCTTCTATACTATCTCCAACTCTAAAAGTATTTTTTGCAGCAATCATTGCCGCTGCCGCATCTTCCATTGTCATGTCGTTAGCTGAAGCCATATTAATAACGCTTGGAGCTACATTTAATAATTTTTGACCTTGATAACCAGCTTTAGCTAAGATGATTTGAGCCTTACCAACTTCAGTTGGAGAATAACGACTTGACATACCTAAACTAATAGCTTGCTTTTTATAATGATTTGCAAAACTATCTAACGTTTTTGCGCGAAGATCAGCCATAACTTGGTCAAATTGCGCAAAACTTTTAGTTGCTTTAAATCCAACATAAGCACCTGGAAGTCCTGCTGTTGCTAAACCCATAGATATATTTTGTTGATGCATCGCAAGGCTTCTAGCTTTTGCAGACATCTTTGCATTTACACGTTCAATTTCTCTGGGAGTTTTATGAATATATTGAATAAATTTTTCTTGATTCCTTCGCATATTGCTCAACATTCTATTTTGATGAGCTGCAATATCAGCTTCATGTCTTTTAAGTTTAGAACTCATAGTTCCAACAACTTTATCAATATTATTAACCATTGTTGGCATTTGTTGACTCATAATTTTTAGCCGTTTAGATATTTTTTCTAATACAGATGTCATTCCATCTTTAATGTTGATTGCACCGTTTAGTATTTGTGACATTTTCTCATTTTATTTCTATAGTTCCCAGTTAAGAACTTATTGTTTAAAAACCTTGTGTTTGCAAAAAAAATAAGAGCTATAAGCTTAGAGGTACAACAACAAGTTTATAGTTGTATACGTCGCGCTTCTAGCTCTTTTTTGGTTAATTCTATTATTTTTGGAATCTTATAATCTATTTCTTTATCTGACATTTGAAATATATCTAATAAAGAATGGTTTCCATATTTTATTAAAACTATTTCTCTTTCCCATAACTCCTCAAGAGTAAATACATGAAACAAATTACTTAATACATTTATAAATCTTGGGTTTTTTAGATTAAAAAACTTGCATCATACCATGGTAGATAGTGCATAAACTTGGTTTGTAATTCTTGATCTTCAAATTCAACAATCATATTAATTCCAGTATAGTGTTTAGCTAATTGTTCTCGCATTTTTTTTAAGTCATTTAAACATAATTTATTTAACTCTGAACTATTTATAATAACTTTAGAAGTTTGCAGCTCTGGAACATAGTAAATTGAACTTGATAAATATGAAATAGGATCATAATTACTTTTATCTGAATTGCCTGAAAATGGAGTATCAGCAATTTGATTAAAAGCACAAGGACCAAGAATCATAAATGTAACTTGTTTGCCTCGAATATTAATTGGTCGATGTAATTTATAATAAAACAATGAATCTTCTTGTTTGTCTGAACCTGTAAATTCAATTTGTCGTAAATCAAATTCAACTGGTACCACTCGTTCGTTATCAGTTTCAATGCTAACACTCATAATCTCGCCGCGCGAAGCAATATGTAAAAGAATATAAGCAAGAAGAACGTCTGTTTCATGATGTGAAGCAATAAAATTCTTTCGTTCGCTTTCTTTCATTGCTTCTTTATAACCGTTACCACTTGCTGCTGGAAGCCATAGGTCCTTTCCAGCAAATTTAATACACATAAACTGGAGGATATATAGAATCTTCTTAAATAACTTTCCACCTTCAAAATCATCTTTTACTTTTTGAGACCCAAGTAATGAAGCTAAGTCGCGATGAGTTGCGCCGTTCCAATCCTTAAATACAATTTCTTTATTTTCCGCAAAGAACAACTGTTCGCCATGATCTTTAATAGTTGTTACAATTTGCTTATAAAACTCTGGGTCTTTATCTGCAAACTTAGTTGTCCAATCAGTATCTTCGGTAAATTTTTCTAACATTTTAGTATCTTTTTTTGTGGTTGTGGTTAATTGTTTAAAAGTTCAGTTTTTTATGTTCAATTGAACAAACGACAAACTGCAACGTTAATTTTTTTATACTATATTATATTATATTATAATATGCTACATTCGTCATATGAAATTTTATAAGTTACTTCTGTCATTTTATCGGCACCTTGCATATCGAAATCAGGCTCAGTTCTTTCGAAGATAAAACAATTTAAGAATTGTATAGATCGCTTTTTAATTCCTGAGTTTGAAATTTGTGTAATTACTAATGGTATATGTGTGGCCGCTAATAATCCAGGAGTTTTACCGCTTGAAGTTAATGCAAACCAAGAATCAAGTATCACAAGATTATCGCTATTGGATGAGAATGTTAAATCTAATTCACCAGATTCAATAACTGTAGACGAAGCAACTGAAAAATCAGGAAGGTCAACTTTTTTTACTTTTCTTGATCCTTGTGAAATTTTAATACAATCACTAATTGGTTCCTTAAACCCTTCAAATCCAACTGAAAGTATATACGAATCTTGTCTAAAAATATCTTTTCCAATTTTACCTGTAAATGCCATTTTATCCTTTATTTATCTTTCTATTATTTTGTTGATTATGTTCCAACCTTGACACCTTTTTTGCCAAGGGAGAAAATTAACTTTTCAATAGCATTTGTTACAGCAACTTCAATATACACATGAGTTTCTCCAGAACCTTTAGTAATGGCATTATTATTTGTTGCATCAATTACAATAATTGCGGCATCGGAAAATGAATAAGCATCATCTAAATGTTTACTTTTATATTGAATAAAGAAATAGTTAGTAAGTTCTGAAAGGAGAGCTGAGTATGTTACAAGGTTATTTGGCTTAAATATAAACCCTAAGTAATTCTCTCGTAAGTAATGGGTCCAATGCATCATTTGAATATAAACAGATGCAGATTTATTTTCTTCTACTGAACTTGTGGTTTTATTACCCCAAACAACATAACGTCCGCCAACCTTCTTAATGCAGTTAATTCCTCGTGGATATAAGTATTCTTGATCTAATTCTTTATTTAGTGGCAATTTAACAATATCGTTAAGGGCAAAACTAATACCAGCAGCTGGAGAGGTATATCCTTTTTTGTTATTTGAATAAGCTGCTTCAAATCCAAGAATCATTGGATTCAAAGATACAAGTTTGAGTTTTGCATTTGACTTTGGGTCGGCAATATAAACTTGTGAAGGAACATGCATAATATAACCATCTTGGCGACCAACAGAATCAACTACAAACGCTTCAATAGAAGTTTCTGTATTCTTTGAAATGTCAACTTCACCGTAATACGAGTAACCTTTAGAATAAGTAAAATCAATGAACGCTTTTTGTACAGTTGCAGAATAAACACCGGGAGTTGCGAACTTAATAATTCCGTAATTTTCATTATAGAATTTATTAAATGTAGATGTATTAATATCTGCATGTTTCGTGTAATCAGCATCAACTACATTTGCATGACCATCTCTACCAAGTTCCAATGCATTTGTACAACTAATAGCAATTTGCGGTGTTGCACCAGCACCAGATAAATCAGCGGCCATATCAAAACCAGGATAAATAGTAATGATTTCAAACGTATTACTTTGAACCTTATAAAATAATCGTTTATTCCCAGTTACATCAGGATAGATTTCATGATCTTTAAGAGCATTTAATTTAAGTGGATTAACATAAATAGCAACAGTATCGGCAGCAACTAACGGAGAACCACCGCTTGTAACAGTAAACGCTGGAACCCATTTGTTGACAGTTACTGGAGTAAATGCAACACCGTTAGTGCCAGGACCTAATGTTCCGAACTTATCGCTTGTAGCAATAAAAGCCGTTGCGCTTGAATAAGTTAGTGTAATAACTTGAGTTTCGGTTACTGAGTTACAGGTAAGGGCTAATGTTGGGTTACCAGCAATACTGTTAATTGTATAATTAAATAATTTTGGCTTAACTGTAAGTGCAGTTAAATCAGTTGATTTTGTATATTCAGAAAAATAGTTAGCTGGACGAATTGATTCATCTTCTCGACCACCAGTCCAAGTGTCTACAGCTTCAACATAGTAGTTCGAAGCATCATCATTAATGACACTTGCCCAGTACTTTTTATCAGCAATATCAAACGAAATATTTTCAAATACTTTAACGATTGCATTGTCTAAATAAACATTGAGCGTAAAGTATTTTGGTTGGTCATTATTTGGAATAACTTTATAAGTTAAACCGTTTGCACCAGAATCAAGTGTAAGATAAAATTTCTTAGAACTTGATACACCATAATCTGTTTTCATTTTCGAATCAGCATAAACTGTTAGTACGCCGGCGGTTGTGTTAGAAACAACAACATAAGATTTTCCAGCAATACCATCAAACTCTAACTTTGCACCCTTCCATTCATCTTTCTTCCAAGTAACAACGCCAGTCGTAAGAGTTGTTTCAGTTAAATCTCCAGAAACAGAAAAATCGCTTGCATGTTTCTTAGAATGTCCACCCCAACGTCCACCGTCTTTTGCTTTGAGTTTTCCAAGTGGAGTATTTTTTACTTTACGAGCGTATAAAGTTGCCTCAGAAGGGTTTTCAGTTCCGTCTGTTACTCGACAAACAATAACTCCACCGTTTCCGCCACTGTATTTAAAATGATGTTCTAATCCTAACGGGAGTTGTCCATCATCAATTAAATTTCCAAAAATAGTTCTATAATCATTTGCAAAACATACTGTCGCTTTACCTACAGGACCACGTTGTGTTAATCCAGTATAAGCAGTCCAACCAAAACTTGCTGCGGTTGGAGAAGAAATTGAATCTCTAATTCTTACTTGACTACCTGGCGCATTTATTGCACCAAAAACTTTTTCTACCATTTGCTTATTATTCCTTTTTCTTTAAATCGTAATTTAATGTTTTTACAACTACTTCTTGATAAGAATCTAATTCGTACAATATCACATTTTGTATTTGAATTCTAATTATTCCATGTCTTACATCAGACATGCTGGGAATTGTTCCGTCGTCAAAACCTGTTATTTGTAACATATCATGTTCTTCATCCATTCCCCAAGTTTTGAGCATTATATTCTCTCGTATCCATTTTTGAAATCCTTCTTTTAGATATAAATAATCATAATTTGATTTTACGTCAACAAATGCTTGGAATTCATAGTCACAAGTCTTAGGAAAATAGCTTACATAACCTTCACCTGTATCATTGTTAAAAATACTAATACCATATTTATGAGAGCCATAATGAGTAATCATTTCTTGAAAATCAAATACAGTGATTGAAGGTATTGAGGCTATTTCATAATAATCAACACTTTTAGATACTTGGACCGTAGGGTTATATTTAAAATAAATTATTAATTTACAATTAGTAGAAATAGAAGAATTTAGTTGACATTCTCCAGTAACTGAATTGTAAGACGAAAATAAATTAGTAATTTCGTTTTCATCAACTGTTAAATTGTAAACTTCAAAAGGTGTTGCGTTTTTGTATAATCTTTGAGATTCGTCTATCAAACTAATCATATTAAATTTTGAACCTATAAAATTATCCATAATAACTCTAGATTGCCCTTGACATTCAGTTTCTAGTTTATTACAAAAAGTCTTATATAAATAATCTTCAGTGTGATTTAAGTTACATTGACATAAAATTCTAATATCACTTAATTCAACTTTAGTTCCAATAATATAATTTACATCTTTTTCAACCTTAATTATAAAACCTATTTTTTTATTTGCTGGGAATGTGAATAAATTTAAGTTCTCACAAGCTTGTTTTTCGGTGCAAAACAATGAGTTGCTAATTTGCCAACTTGTGCCATTAAAATAATATTCGTTAGAATCGGTATAAACTCTTATTGAAACTTTTATAAAATCTTCTGTTACATTTATTTTCTTTCTTGTTAATTCAGAAAAAATACTCTGTAACATGAGTATTTTTTTACAAGCATTGAGTTGATATAATCTAGTTTTAATTAAAAAGGAATTTTTCGTAAGGTCTAATGATATGTTTGTTTTGTTAATTTTAGAATTAGTATCTAATTGAACAATATTTCCAGAACTAAATTCATTATAATTTGTGTTGAATATTTTTATAATTTTTCTGTTCATTATTTGGCACTTCCAGTCTTAATTGTTTTCATAGTTCTTTTTAATATTTTTGTCATTGTTTTTATCATAAATTTTTCTAGTTTTTTACTTTTAGTTAAAACATTCCAATAATTTCTTCTAGGTATAATAATTTCAGTTGTAGTGTCTTTTAATGGATACCAAATTTTATTTTGTTTGTATAATTCGGCAGCCCTTCCAGATAATACAGAAGGATTTTCAATACCTTTTGAAACGTTTGAAAGTAATCTAAACATATTTCGCAAAGTCTCAGTTACCGGAATAACAATATCTTGAGTTGCTAGTTTTTTATAAATCCAATAATTAGGGTCTTTTTTATCAAGGTATATTTGCATGTCCATAAAATTAAGATTTGTTTTACATTTTACTTTTATCGCATTATAAATAAGATTCCCAGTATCTATTAAAGGTATATCATGCCCTTTAATTAATTTTGTGAGTTCTGAGTTTTTTGATGCCTTTTTTTTGTCATGCTTATATCTAGCGCCAGTTAATATTTGTTCAACTATATTATCTAAATCTCTTGATATTTCAACATCCTCATCTATTTTATATTTTTTTGCGAGCTGGAAGTTTTTTCTAAGTTGTTGTGGTGTATATGAAAAACGATCAAATGATATTCTCATAACTATATTAAAATATGTCCCCATTTACTCCTCAAATCTAACATTACTTCCAGAACCTTTTATTGCTGGATGTTTATCTGCGTAATAAGCTCTAAACAATTGTGGCATTCCATTTCCATGAGCGGCAGGCCGTATTAAATTTATATAAACATTCATTTCAACTTGTCTAGAAGTTTCGTAATAAAAAAACTTAATCATATCTCCTATTCTTGGAATCCAATTATTGAACTCAGCGTCTATATATCTGAACATAATGTATGAAGTATTTTCTTGGTCTAAACCTTGATGTGTAGGTCTTACGTTAAATCCATAATTAAAATATTCTTTATTTTTAATTTGACCATATATAGTTATTGTGTCTAAATATTTTTTTTCACCAACAGGTTCTTTTAGTGTGTCGTCAAAAGTTGTATTATTAAAACTTTGCGGCAAAATGAGGAATTTGCATGGATGTATTAATTTTGGTGTTCTCATTTTTATCATCCAATGAATTTTTTCTATGTATTTCAGAAATATTAATTGTAGCTGACAACAAAAATAAACAACAAACGAAAACTTTAAGTATTATGAAAAACATTATTAACCTACATTTTGTATTTGGAAAGAGTTTCTATATGTATTTAAAATATCTAGAACTTCAAAATCTTTTATCACTCCACTTATACCTTGCATTCTCGGTTTAACTTGTATTGTTTTATATTTTTGTGAATGTTCATCTGTTATTTCTTCAGTAATTGTACCGCTTTGAGTATTTAACGAAACAGTTAATGACTCAAATTCTGGAGTAAGAATTATTGGATTCATAATTTTTTCTATAACTAATTTAAGTGCAGCATAACGAATTGCTTTTGGAGTTGCTCCATCTTCTTCAACATAGCCAAAAGTTCCAACTAATCGTTGATTTTGACTTCCAGCTTTAAATATTCCATTATTATAAACAATTTTTGGATTGTTTCTATCATCTCTAAATTGATTACGATTATTGTAAACGATATAATCTGTATTTGAAGCTGGGGATATAGATTCATTAATATATAACGACGACAATGTTATGATTGGAATATTTAAATGAAGATATTTAGAATCGTTACCATCAGTTTTAATATCTAAAGCTCTAGATTCAAACCAACGATCACAATACTTATCAATGAATTTACACCATAAATCAATAAGCATATTAATTTTAAAGTCAGCTGCAATATCTTCGCTGATTCCAGCATCACGTACTTCGCACAAATTAGTATAAGCCATCTAAAACGCACTCCTTATCAATGCATAGCATACAGCACTTTAATTCTTGATTTAATTTTATAAAAACATCTAAATTTTCAATTGCTAAACTATTGTCATATATAATTTTCATTTGTTTAATAAACTCACAACGTTCACATTTATTTTTATTCATGATTTTTAAAAAACTCTCGGTGAAACCAACAACCACATCAAAAACACCGAGAGAAACATTAAGTTTTTTTAGTTGATGCCTTTGGTTTTTTGTTTATTAAATCTACAAGATCGATTCTATGTTGGTCAATTTCTAAAATTTCAACTAAAGAAACATCTTCATGAACTTTTGAATTATCTGGTTCACTAACTCTATTGTTAACATCGCCGTTATTAACGACGTTACAAATATCAACATTAGTATTGATATTAATACCATTAATGGAGTTAATATTATTAGAGATGTCATTTCTACTAAGAATTGTAACATGTTGTTTCCAGTAAGGTTCAATTGCATTATATTCTTCTTGTGTAATTGTATTAGTTGAGTTTGGATATAAATGTTTATCGTTCAGAATAAAAGACTTAGGGCAACTAGGTTGAATTTGAATAGTTACCATTTTATTACTCAACCTTTAAAATGTCAGCACAAATTTTATTGACCATTGCAATCATATCTGCTCTTGAATATTGTTCTTTAAGTTTGTCAGGGTGAACTCCATTCAACTTATTTAATGCAACAGCATAATCTTCTTTGCTGGAAGTTTGTTTCAGTGAAGATTTAGTTTCGGTTGCAAGTTTAACCTTGTTCTCATTTGATATTTTTGATAAATGCATTGCTTCATCAATTTTACTATCAGTTTTATATTTAACTTCTCCGTTTGTAATTTTATCAACCATATCGAATACAGATGAGTTTTTAATATTAATAGATTTTACTTCTTCATATAAATTAACTTGAATATGATTGTCGGGTTTTATTAATTTAGACTCTTTTTCAAAGTCACGTTCGTAAATAACGTTATCATTATCATCAAATACTTTGAGATCTAAAATATGTTCATTAAAAAATTCTTGAAACATCGTTTCAAAGTTTGGATCACTTTTTGTATATGTATAAACTCTTCCAGAACAATAAGTCATATTTGGTGTTCCATAATTATTATATTTAGTGATTTTAATTTCAATTTTATTGGCTTTTTCTAGCATTTTAATTTCTCTTTGTGGTTGAATGAGTTCAAAATACAACACAATGTTTATTTTATATAATTTTGCGTCTTTATTTTTGAATAATAAATAAAAAAACAGGACCCTTTTTATAGAGTCCTGTTTTTAAAGTTTTGGATATTAAGTTTTTAATTAAAAATTAAGAAGTGGCAATGTTATTAACAAATACGCAAGCTTCTTCGTTTTCAACACCGAATGCAACTTTAAGATGCATTACATATTCATACGTATCAGCATAAATATTTTGACCTTTTAAGAATCTAACTTCATTTAGGTCGTATCCAAGTAATAGATTCTTAGGATCAACAAGAACCATCATTGGGTTAGCGAGGTATGTAACTTTAACAGTTGCACCGTCAGCGATGGTGCCACCACCGTTCCGAGCAACAGTTCCAGCGGCAGAGTCAAGAACATAATCGGTTGTTACAGTATATGGTTTTGTTTGAACGCTATCAAGAGTTGAAGATGTAACTGTAACACTAGCAGTGCTCCAGTATTTATGTTGTAGAGCTGTTGCAGTTGTACCGTTAAGAACAATATGTTCAACAATTCGTGGCTGGAAATCGAATGTCGATAATGGCATTCGACGCGCAACAGCGTTACCGATATTACCACCAACAACAGCTTGATCGCCGAGTGCGGTTAATCGTGGCATCAACTTTTCATTATATAATAGATCTAACGAAGTTGAAGTCAAAAACTTCATACTGTTACCTAATTTATGATATTTTTGTGGAAGAGTTCGGAATGCTTGTGAGAAGAGTTGTGAGCTAATAGAAGCGTTTGTTGCATTTACAATAGTTGCCGGTTTAACAACAGTTCCACCAGTTCTGAGTAATTGCTTAAACCAACCATCTTGCACTGCGAACAATTCGTCCTTAACTACGCCAGCAGAGTCACTCATTTCTGTAAAGTCTAGTTCAGAAGGTAGAGCGGCCGCGCCAAGTTTATTTCCCCAAAGAGCAATTTGCTTGAGTTCAGTTCGGAGTTTTGCTGCCATTAATTTAATAATAACATTTTCAACATCTCCATCAACGCTTTGTTCAAACATTCTATGCGAGATTTCGAATGGAACAGTAATCCATCCAGGCTCCATAGTAATTTTGTCGTTGACTGTTTTTCGACGACGTTGTGGATCAGTTGCTTCTCTAAAAGCTAAACCTACCCGTTTTCCGGCGGCGGTTCGATGCATTTCCCAACTTGGTTCACTAAAACCTTGCGAACGAACTAAACCAAATAACTCTTGATCTTCTTCAATAATATAAGTCCAAAGTTTCTTTACTTGTTTAGATTGTAATTTGCCGGCAGAGGCAATAGATTCTGTAGTAATGATACTCTTTTCAAGCATTTCTTGTGATGTAGACATTATTTTATCCTTTTTTCTTTTTGTATCTTTGTTAAATTATTGACTATCAAACGTGCTTGATTTATTATTCAAAGAAATTATCAAGCGCACTGCCTGATTTTTTATCAGATTTCTTGACTTCAGAATTAGAACCAGAAGCAAGTCGTGAAATTAAAGTTTCAAGTTTAGCATTAACAGCCTTTTCAACTTTAACTTCAATATCTTCTTCTTTAACTTCAATTGTTTTAACTTCGTTCTTTTCAACTTGAACTTCGGTTATAATTTCCTTTTTAGAAAGTTGTTCAATTTGAGTTTTGAGTTCAGTAATTTGTTGTTGAAGAGATTCTTTTTCCGCTTTTTCAAGAGCAACTTTCTCTTCTTGTTCTTTAATAATTTTTTCTTGTTTTTCTTTTTCTGCTTGAGATGCCGCTTTTTCAGTTGTAATTTCTTCTACAACTTTTCGAACAACATCTAAAAGTTCTTTTGTAACTTCCATTTTTGATTCCTTAATTTCTTTGTTGTATTTGTCTTCTATTTGTTTAAGAAGATTTTGATCAAAATCATTAGTTAGACTAGTTTTGATATAATCGTAAGATATATCATAATCGTTATCTAACAAAATTTTAGTTAGTCTTTTTTGAATATTTTGTTCTGGTTTTGCATATTGCCAAGATTTTAATAAATTTTCTACTTGTTCTTTAGTTTCAATTTCATAAGTTAAATTTATAAATAATCCATCATCTAAAATATCATTAACTTCATTATGTTCTTTTTCAATTAAAACTTCATTGTTTTGAACTGGAAGTTCTTCATTTGATGATTTATAGATACCAACTCTAAGGTTTGCTCCCATATCTACAAAATCTATTTTATTAATTTTAGTTTTTAGAATGATGCGTTTAGGTACGTCGAACTTAGAATTTTTAACTTTAGATTTGGTTAATTGCATACAGTCATTAACTGTATACCCTTTTTCTTCTAAATATGAAAATGGGATAGCAGTTGCTTTAGCTTCGATAGAAACTCCAGTTAAACTCCCAGATTCATATTGTTTTTTAACAGACTCTTCGTTAATTTTAAATTTTGCAATAAACGAGTTAGCTGGAGCTTCAACATCATCAAACACTCCACCGCTTTCAGTGAACCAATGTGATAAGAGTTGAGCATCAACTATGTTCCCAGCATGTTGGGTTCCATGAGCCTTGCTAGATTCGTTGTAGGTATTTACATAATCTTCGTACGCTTTTTTAACGCACTCAATTGTGAACATATCTCCATGAGCATCGATTTCGTTAGCAACCATTACAACACAAGTTAATTCACCTTTTGAAACAGATGAACGTTTTTGTACAAACGTCGCTTTTTCTCCTTCTTCGGTCGTATCAAAGTCGCTTACTTTAATTTCTGAGTAATTTTTCATTTTTATTTCTTTTTATCTTGATACTTATCAGCATCTTTATTGGGATTTTTAATTCTACTTCCAACAACTTGTTGATTTATATTTCTAGGGTCTTTGGTGTTTTGTACAGCTTCTGCCATTGTTTTAGAGAACGGCGTATCAACATCAATCCCTTCAATAGCTGGAAGTTTCTTGTTAAGGATGTGTTGAAGAATTATATCAGCACGTTCAGGAGTCATTGCTCCAAGTGGTTCCATAAATCTTGCAAGATCAATTAATGTACTTGGATCAGTAACGTCAGGAGTGTTAAATTTAATTATTAAGTTCGCAACATTAAGTTCTGGAAGAAGATAATCATTTAAGAATCTTTGAATTTTAACTCTTTTTGGATTGAATACCTGTTCATCTGCAAATTTTAAAATACTTTCAAGAGATTTGCGATCCTTTGGAGGTTCGCCTTTTGCAACCAATAGTTGAGGCAATCTAAAATTCTGCAATATACGATTAAAGTTTTGCTCTCTATAATCGTTAAACATAGAATCAGTTATTAGTTCATCTTTTAATTTTTCAATTTTAATAGTTTTTTCACCCTTATCTAAAAACCCATCTTCACTAGGTTGTGTTTTAAGGATTAAAAACCTTGAACGATTATATGATAGTTCTTGTTTTTGTTCTTGGAACTCTTTAATGCGGTCCATTGAACCTTGGTCAAGATCACCAAGAATAGCCAAGTTAGGAACTAAATTTTGTCGAAATGTACTTGAATTAACTTTAGCTGCATGTACATCTCCCAGCGCATCAATTATTGAACCTGAATAACGAGGTTCTGGATATATATTATTATTTAATGCATCAGATAGATACCAAATTTCATTTGCTAAGTTATTATCTTTTTTTGCAAAATTTAAATCTTTTTTAGTTGTTATAAGTTTTCCTGTTTTCTTTTCATAATTGTTTGGATCTTGAAATTCTTTATAATAAATTTTTTCACCATCATCTAAGTATTGAACAAAAAGTCTAAAACGTTTTGAGTCAACTCGCTCTTGTACGATATATTTATTTTTTTGTTTAAAAATTCTTTTTGCTTTATAAGTATAAGTGTCATTATTTTTTCTACATAATTTAATTTTATCTGGTTGTAATCTATATAATCCATCAGGTTTGTTATTTATATTTCTTGTAATTTCACAAAACGAATATCCTAATATTGAATAATCTTGTATTAATTGATATGAAAGTTCTGTTAAATCTTGATCTGCGTTTATATATCTAAAGAAATTTTCAATAGTTTCTTGTTCTTCAGATGAGTTTGTAATATCATCTTTATCTTCATCAGTTTGTCTTGGCAAAATTGAATAACCAAATCCAACAGTATTAGTTGCTATACTTTCAATAATTGGAGCAAAAGCTGAATTTTCTTTAATTATTCCATTATACAATTGAGTAGGATTATAAAAAGGAATATGCTCATCGTACATTCCTGTATCACGAGACTCAACGTTTATAGTTGTTTCTTCTCGTTTTTTAATGTCTACGTTTCGAACAAGACTCATAGCTGTATCATTAAAATTTTGAATTAATTTATTCTTTTCTTCTTGTTCCATTCAAAAACCTTTTTCAAAAATGTTTTAATCATAAAATTATTTATATCACACTTTATAATAAACCAAAATATTCCTCTTGCCTTTTAATTCTTTTGGTTGCCATTTGAAAAGCATATTCCATTGCATCAAACAAATCGTCATGATCTCCACTTGGAAATAATAATAATTGTTCTCTTAATTTCCAACTTGGAGTTTCCATAACCCTTTCATCGCCAATTTTAATTTCTTTTTCTGGAAAATATACTTGTTTATCTTCAAATATTGGAGTTATTCGCCAAGCTCTTGAAACTTTATCATCATTTGATTTAGGAATAATAGCTCTTAATCGTTTTCTAAGTTCAGGATAATCCTCGCTAAGTTTTTGATATTGTGCTTTTTGGTATGCAACAGAATCAATACCAATTCCTTGACAATCCCATTTCTTTGCCATTTGCACAATTTTATTAGTTTGTTGTGTAAATTTTAATTTACCATTATATGAGTCTAAAATATAAAATCTATACTTATTATCTAAAACTATTTTTCCAATAATTACAATGGCAAAATCATCAGCTTCTTCTTTTTCTGAAATAGCAAGATCAACCCCCATAAATGTTGACATTTTCCCAGACTCATATAATGGTTTAACAACATCTTCCCAGCTAACTGCTTGACAATCATCAATATCAAATATTTCACCTTTCATTGCATCTGTTGAATTTAAATACTGAGCGCTAAATGCAATAGTTCCAATAGCTCTTTTAATTTTTAATAAATGTTTAACGGAAAATCTTTCTGGCCAAGGTGATTTGCCAGAAACTGGATGCAACGCAGGAACAATATTTACATCCATTAACGGTTCTTCTCCAGCTTTTATAAGTTCTTCGTTTCTTTTGATCCATCTTCCATACTGATCTAAATAATGATAACGAGTTCCAACTCTATGTCTATGATGTCGAAATGGATATTTAGGATCTGGAGGATCTAACATTGGAGTAAAAGTTGAATTATACCATTCATCAACTTCATCTCTTGTTTTATCGGACCATGAGTTTTTCTTATCAATTAAGTCATCGCTAAACTCAACATCAAAGTGGAAACCTGCACTTGAACCGTCAGCACCAATACATTTAATTGTTGGTGTTGCATCATGTGATTTACGCTGTGCAATTTCTATTTCTCTTGCGTTCCATATTTTTTTATTATAAAATTCACCAAAAATTTCAATTAATAGTTCATTGTTTTCTAATATACTTTTAATTTCTTTAAGTCTTGCTTGTGACTGTCCAATTGTTTTTGATGCAATAACAATACGAACATCAGGCCATGCACACATGTACCAAATTGCCTTTGCAACGGTACACATTGTTGATTTCCCAGCTCCCCGGAATACAAGTTGGAGGTTATTAGGGTGTATAATTTGGAATTGTAACATTTGAAGATGAAAAGGTTTCAACTCAAATTTCAAAACTTCAGTTACAAGTAAATCAATTCTTTGATGATTAATAATTAAATCTTTTAATTGATCTAAATATATTTTTCTCTGCATTCCATATAATGCATCTAACTCACTACATTCTAATTCATTTACATTTTTAGGGTCTACTAATGATTTATATTTCATTATTTTATCTTTTTCATGTGGTTGTTTATCACATATATCACATTTTATAATTTATTATATAATTTTGAACATAAAAAAACACACGTAAAATTACGTGTGTTAATTAAATTAATTAAGTTTTGATTAAAATTAGTTATAAAAACAAGTAAAGATTCCAAGTTTTATACCAGCAGCTTGTGCCGCAATTGTAATGCTTGAAATTTTAAGTATCATTTCTCTAGTTACATTTGTAAAACTTACAACATCCCATTGATTTTTTGATGCAACAGATGTTTGTCTTGATAGTAAAGTTTTATCTGAAGTTTTAACTAAATGTATAGGTTGAATTGTGTAAGTAAATGCAGGAGATACAACAGGCGCAGCACTTAATGTTTCATTGTATAATGCCAAGAACACATCAAGTTTAGTTAATGGCGATATATCTGGAATTGTTAGAACTGGAAGTGTGTTTATCTGTGTTGCAACAACATCAACATCTCCAGTAAATCCTGCAATTAAGTCTATTGTTCTATGTAATGAAAATTGATTATTTATGTATGGCATTAGAGATTCCAACCTTCTGCTAATAGCACAAAGTTTGCGAATTCTGCTGGTATTGAAGATGCGCTTGTACTAGATAACCCTGTATATGTTAATGTAATAACTGAAGATGGGTTATTAGCATTAAATGTTGGTGTTACGACAGCGGTAACATAAGTATCGTCAACAGACAAACTGCTTCGTTCAAGAATTAATGTATTAGATCTGTTTGAAAAGTTTAAATCACTTATTAAAGTATTATAATACAAAGTTTCAGTATATAAATCATATGTACAATTCAACCTAACATCAATACGAAAATAATTACTTCCGATATCATGGTATAATTGTACAGCTCTAAAGTTCTTTACTATAAATGGACAGTTAAAAACCGTTTGAGATACTACAGCATTAAGGTTATACGGAGCAGAACCGTCAGCTGGATAAGAAATTGTAAATGGAAACGCTTTAAACATTTTTAATTCCAATTAAAAAAATAAATCGTAAGCCTAAGTATAAAACTCAGAACTTACGATTTATTTTAAGTGTTTATTACTTGTAAATTTGGATAATTAAAAGTTTATCAGCTGTGCCATTAAGGCCAGCATCATTACCAAGAGTAACACTTGCTGTAGCGTTATCCCAGTTAATGCCGGTAGTTGTTAAAAAGGTAGTTGTACCAAGAGCTGCTCGTTTACGGGTATTGCTACCAGGAGCGTGAGTTAGTTCAATGCCGTCTTCTTGAGTTACATGAATAAATGATGGCTTAAACCCGGTACCAATTGTTAATGTTCCAGAACCAGTGGTTCTGAGAGTGATTGTTCTAACTGCGAATGTGCTTGACATGTTTGTTTCCTTGTATTTTTACTTTTGTCTTGAATTTTTATAATTATTCATCTTCAATTTCTGAACTTTCACTTTCATCAAGTAAAATTTCATCAACTGAAGGCCCATAATGTAGAACCGACGTATCTAATTCAAGAATAGATTTCGGTTCTGAATCTAATTTTTTGGTAAGTTTAATATAATCTTGTGAAAATTTATATAGTTCTTTACGTTTTTCATCTGGAGAAAGATTGCTAAAGAAGCCAATATTAATATTTCCAATGTTAGTTTTCATAACATCAGCAGGTTTATTAATCATAAATAATCTTTCTCTAGCGTTTATATGTAATTCTTTAGCTAATTCTAGCTTAATTTTAAGAATGCCAGCAATTTCTTTGGTGTTCTTAGAACCGCTTAAATTAGTTATATGCTCATCGATACTTTTATTTACTTTCATAACATCTACAAAATATTCTGCATAAATTAGTTCATTGGGTTTATTTTTTAATTTTTCAGCTAATTCTTGAAGAGTTTCAGAATATAAAATTTCAAATTCTTCGTCATCTTCAATGCCAAGTTCAGATTTAACATACTCTAAGTTTTCTCCATTTCCTAATAACACAATAGCTTGTTCTATTTTATTTTTATATTTTTTCTTTTTGAGTGACTTTGACATATATTATTTCTTTTTTAACGATTTGAAATAAGCTCGAATACCTTCTTCAAAACCATCATCCCACACTTCTTTTTGCTCACTTCCAACTACATATTTACATGTTTCAGATGTATCTCCAGAACCAGCTAACCAACCAGACACATAAATTATATCAATTTCATCACTACTCATAACTATTTGTTTCCTTCTTTTGTTCATAACGCTTATTAATTTCTTTTAAGTATTCTTTTTCTTGTTTTGTTAATTTAGACATTGTATTTTTTGTAATGTCGCTTATAGTCCAATTTATTTTATCGGACTTTTCGTTGTTTACGATTTTTGGAAGATAACATAAGTTATCAAAATTCCAACATTTAATAACTTCTTCGTCAAATTGTAAATCAAATTTACAAATTGGAACTATATGATCAATGTTCCACCTTCTACAATGATCCGGGCATTGTCCAAGTTTTATTGAAATATGAAGCCAATCTATTTTATAATGCTTTTGACTTTTTAAATTATGTTTTTTACAAAATTTAATGAATATCCTTTTTAATTTCTTGGACTGTTTTATTGCCCAATCATAATCTTTATTTTTATAAATATCTTTTTTTGTAAGTTTTAAATTTCTATCATTTACATGATTCATCAAACCTCAATGATTTGAGCATATATCCAAATATTAATATTGTTAAATTTTGTATTTGTATTTGTCCATTGAAAAATTGACAATAAAAAAGCCCAGTGTTTTTGACACTGAGCTTAAAAAGAGCTAGGTTAAATTTTATATTAATTTAATTCTTTTGTTAAGATTACATATTCTTGATCTTTAGATTCTGCAATTAATAACAACGTTTTATAATTCTTATCATGAATAAGGACGTTTTTATATTTTAAAGATAATTGAACATTATACTCTTTACATAACTCTTCAAAATCTTTTTTAAAGGCTTCAATTTTATTTTTTGACATTTTATGTATTACTACCTAATAGCCTTCTAAATTTAAATCAACTTCATTTTCTATTAAAAAATGATTTTTATTTATTTTATTTACTTTAGAACTCATTAGTAACTTTATTTAAAAAATTTCTAAATGTTTGTTTATATGCATCACGTTCAGATTGCGGATTTTGTTTCCATTGATTATAACCACTTCTTCTAGCATCAAACTCAAAGTACATATATTCTAACATTTCTTCTTGTTCTTCAGTTAATCTCATAACAATTTTTGCTCTAAGTCTTGTAATTCTTTTATTAAAATTTGAACTTGTTCTTTGTCTGCATATATAGATAACATTACATCTTCATCGTCGCCAATATTTTGTGTTTTTATAGTGACTATACGTACTTTATTATTGTATAAATCAATAGTTAATATTTTGGTAACATAATTTGATTCGTTAAATATACTCATGTTTCAACCTTTCAACATCCAAGCTGGAAATTAGTTCGATAACTTTTATCATTTGTTTGCAGTCATCAATAGCTCTATGTCCACCTTCTAATTTTAGATATTTAAATGAACTATATTTTTTGTTCCAGTTGCCACACCACAAACTCATGTCCATAAGTGGATCATATAAAGCTGGGAGTTTTATCTGATTAATGTTGTGTGAAAAACAAGTTTGTTTAATAAGTCTAACATCGAACTCTCCGTTATATGCCAATGATAATTCGTACTTATCAAAGAACTCTTGAATTTGAGTTTGATGTTTTGAAAACTTTGGCATTGTTTTTACAATATCATTAGATATACCATGAACATTTTCAGCTGCTTTTAGAATTGGAATGTTAGGGTTAAATAGTTGATTGTATTCAAACTCTAACTTTGAATCAAGGATTCCTAGCTCAATAATTTCATCGTCATTTCCAATGCCAGTGGTTTCAGTGTCATATAAACAAAACCTTTGAGATAAAAGGTTTTGATACTTTAATGTAATATCACATACTTTATTAATCCACTGATTGGATTTTTCTTCGCCAATTGTTTTACATAAATCTTTATATTTTTTGTTAAT